GGCACTCCTCTTCCGGACGCGGGTTGTTGTTTCCCTTCCGGACCAGGTGCGTTTGACTTGGTCTTCAAACTTGGAAAGGACTTGTTCCTCTTCGACGGAGTTGACTCCCAACTGGCGAGACAACTCGGCAACGGAGTATTGGATAAGAAAGTTACTGGTAGGGGATGCTAAGTAGGGGACACACGTTCCCGCCGCGACGCAGACGTAATCATCTCGTGTAATACCGAGGTCGGCCATACTGATTAGTATGTCTTTGCCAAAGATTTCGGTGCGACCGGTAGATGGTAGCTGGGAGCGAAGAGTGATTCGACCATCATTGATGGAAGCTATTTGAAAGGTGCCCCGTACTTCGCCCGTTCGGCTGTTGATAACATTGATGAAACTTGTTAGCTCATCAATTTCCGTTGTCAAACTGGAGCCGATTGTGTCTACTACGACATAGTTGTTGGCGGTATTGACTACCGTGATACGTCCCTGAGGGAGGACCAACTGCTCGGGGTATTTCACATACCAAAGTCTGGCATCGTAGCTTCCCGATGGAGGTGGGACAAAGCGTATCTTCCTGCCGACGACTGCGTAATAATATGGAAAGGGACTCGCTGATTCCGTTTCATACAACGTGATATCTTTATAGGATATCCTTTGCACTTCTTGGTAAGAATTGGCCCCCGTCTTCATCTCAATCTTGACAATCCTGTCCTCGTACATGTCTTCTGGGAGGTCGTACTCTTGCGCGGAAGTCACATCGAGAGAGATGTAAGTCAGGAATGGGTCGATGTAATGTTTCGAGTAGATATCGACCGAGTACTCTAATGCCCGATTCAGTGCGGGCAAGATATCCCGCTCGTCGTCAATCGAGTCCCGATTCATCTCATCGATGCGGGACCGGACTGAGTCAGCCAGCTGTTGAACTGTTTGTAAGGGGCGGGCCACTTATTATCCCATCATCTCGTCATCATACTCTTCTTCACCAACTTCGGCCATCCCCTCTCCTTCGGAGAGGGAGCCCATAAGGCCGCGTTTCTTCATTTCCGCCATGAGGTCTTCGTCACTAGCGTCCGCTAGAGGATTCATTTCCCCTTCTGGCATCTCGTCTTCGGTGCCCTCGGGTGGGCCCTTCTCAGCTGGCATCTCCATATCAAGTTCGGAGATGTCCATTTCTTCCCGCTTCGGCATGGCTAACTTGCCTAGTTTGCCTTTCATTGGCATAGTAATTTCCTTACTTTGTGAAATACAGGCTGGCTAGAAACCCGCCTACAGTTAATACGACGGTGACTGATAGCTTGGCGTGACCGCGAAGCCATTCGATGGAAGCCTCGGCCGAGGACAGGCGTTGCAGATGGTCGTCGAGTTTTGCTTCAACCCGGTCTAACCTATCGTCAACACTGTCGAATCTGGTATCTAGATGTTTTTTCAGTTCAGATTCTGACACGGCACAAGGTTTCCTCTTTAAAGGGGTGATAGTAACATACCACACCGACATGATTGTGTCAACACTAGGAAATCATGTCGGCAGTAACTATGTGTGGATTACCTTGACAAGGCGCCATCGAGGGTAACCTTCGCTGCCAGGCACCAATGTACTAATTTATATGACTCGTGTCCCCGAACGTATGTGGGTGCGGTGTAGTCCCCTGTCAGCAGTATAGCAGCCTGTGTGTAGTTACCGGCCACCGCCTGCGCCAAGCCGTCCAGGGGGGACGTCTTTGCCAGAATCTTTTCAGCTACTTCCATTCCGTACTGGGCTCCGCCCGCTTGTTTCTCAATGATGCGAGAGAGGAGGATGAGGTGTTGCTCATAGTCGGCCTGGACGGGACCGTATACCACCGGCATCAGACGGATGGCGTAATCCCGTTTCCCGTCGGTCAGTTGGTATAATACCCTGGCCAGAAGGGTAATCCCGTTTGGTCTCAACAATACTCTCGCCATGTACCACTCCGGATAGCCCATTATCCAATTATGGTCTAATCCGTACTGGTACAATTTAAGTACGGAAAGGTCATCCTTTCCGGCTTGAAGTCCCAGCAGGATACCCGTTATCATGTCATTACTAGTAGTTGCCTTACTCTCATCTGGGGTAACACAGTCGCGAAGCGGTCTCCTGGTAGGGCGCCCGTCTGGCTGCAGTGCGGCATCCATCTCGACCCACTCCGCTCCGGCAGCCCTTGCTACTCCAGCCCACAGGGCGGCGTCACAGTCGTGGTCACTGGGCCATCCGCCCACGTTGCGTTCAGTGATATTGCGGAGTTCAGCCAATTTCGCATTGTACTGTTCCTCCAATTCGAGGAGGAGAGTCGGTCCCATGGGGATTTCTTTACCGCAGCAAGTAGTGAATGATAATACCAGAAAGGTAAGGAAATGTAGTAGTTTCATAGCTGACTCCGTTAGTAAATAAGGGGCCGGTACTACTTCATGAAATGAAGGGGGCCCCTGCAGCTATTATGCTACAGTGGCCCGAACATGTCTACTTGTTTACAGGATTACGCTATCCGGACTGCAAAACCGCTAACACTTCCAGTAGCTGTGCCACTCACATTATAACACTGCATATAGAGTGGTTGACTTGCTGCAGTTACTGAAAAGTACACTACCGGCATCTGCACTTGTGCATTAATGCTAGAATTTGTAGTTAAGTTAGCTTGGCTTATAATACCGGAACCCCCGGTGGTGCTGGTTGAAATGGCCAATGCCTGTGGTACGGTGGTTACTGCTGCTACTGCTGTTCCATATACCAACCACGTACCAGTAGTTAATGTAACGAGAGCACTGGAATTTGTGGCAAAGGAACCGGCCCCACCCGCTACAGACCTAGTAATGAATGGTTGAGTCTCGCCCACAAAACCCGACGCAATCGCATTGCCGGTAGTGTTTCCAGGAACGCCACTCGCGCTGACAAGGCCAGCGCTCGTTCCGGGTTGTACTATGCCAAACCCGACTGCGGCACCTGCGGACGATTTCCTTACTCTCCAGTAACCATCAGCCGAACCGCCCCAGTTCGTAGTACCTAGTTTGTATCTTCGCCAAACAATAGTTACTTGTGTGGAAGATACTTGTCTAACTTCGCCCCAGCCAACTTCGCTTGCTGAACTATATGCCAACCAATTAGCTCCAGCGCCACCACGCTCCGAAGTAACGTTAGAGAGCCACTGACCACCAAGACTTGGCGCATATTCAACTGTAAGGACATCAGTTGCTTGAATTGGTGTTTGAAATGTTACGGTTCGTGTAGTAGCACCAGCTGAAGTACTTGGCATAGCAGTACCAGCGGGGCCATACACGTTATTAGTCCCGTCGTTGGCCACGTATTCCACATCATTTTGAGCAAGTTGGACGGTACCGGAGCCGGCCCACTGCGCAATGGGAACAGAACCAGTGAAGTTGAGGGCATCGTTTGTAGCCCAAGTCCAAGGGAATGCCGATGTGATAAAAAGATTTGTAGTGGACTCACCAATTGCGGCGGTAATTACAGTAGGATTTCCGGATTCAACCCTACCCATTATTGTTTTGAATGTGCCTGTACTTTGACGATACGCAATACCACTACCATGATTCCCTGTATCATTTCCAGCAGTGCCGATTTTTGTAAAATCAACACTAAGACCTGTCGGTAAGCCAAATCTCCAAGTGTTTGTACCAAACGTGGTGGTACTTCCCATGGTTAAATGAATGTGGTATTGCAGTGTATCTCCCACACGGCGGTACCTACCACTTAGAATACCGTTGCCTAAAGATGGGTTAGTTGTCGAAGCAGTCCATGCTGGCGTATAACTTGTCCACTCACCAACAACGGCACCTTGCGGTTGGATTCCGGGACCCACAATCACGTTTGTGATGTACAGTGTATTAGGTGAAGTACGGGTTGTTTGCGTCAAGCGGAGAGAATATGTAGCCGATGACGTAGCGTCAAAGTAAGCAACAAATTTTCCAGTGACGCCACCGGGTAAGGTGGTCACACTGCTGCTATCGGTAGAAAGAGCTACTCGAGTGCCGCCCGAATCATAAAGGGACATCCGCCACACGCCGGTAGAAGTAGCAGGAATATTAGCAAAAAATTCTACTTTTAGTTTCCTGTTTTGTAACGCGGCTGGCATCGTAAAGCTGGCATAACTAATACCACTGGTGTTACTTTCTGCGGAAGCAATCGTCGTGGACATCGCAAAGGAGGTACTGACGGCGGGAGATAGTGGGCTGTTCGCGCTGTCTTTTGCTACAGTGTAGTTGGTAGCTGCTGCCCATCCAGTAGTGTCAGTAGCTGCGCTGGGGTTGAGAATTGTGTTCACTTCCCCGCTACCACCTGCTCCACTGCCGACGGCAACTTCGTTACCGGCGCTATCCAACTTATAGAGGATGCCATCCGACTTGGTGTAAATTTTGTCAAATCCGGCCGAGGGATTCGACGGGGTCGCAATCTGTTGTACCACAAGGGACGAGTTGACTTGGGGAGAGGATAATGTTGGCGACGTGCCGAATACCAAGCTACCCGAGCCGGTTTCATCTGAAATTACGCCAGCCAATTCCGAAGAAGAAGTGGAAGCAAAAGCCGATAGTTTATTACTTGTGGTAGTTACGGTACCCGTCGTAGGCAGCGTTAGCGAGGTTGCCCCAGATGTGGTCAAAGAGATATTGTTGGCACCGTAAGTTAGGGTACCCCCGTTGTTAATTCCGGTACCACCCTGTCCGGATGACAAAGGCGTTGTGAGGCCGAACAACGACGTAATGTCTGAGTTGGCTCCAGAGGATGCTTTGTTGCCAAGTTGGGTTTGTATTGCCGATGTTACCCCGCTAACGTAGCCCAGTTCAGTCGAGGTGACCGTGGAAGCGGATACTTTACCCGATGCGTCTGACTGGAGTGCTTTGCTGGCAGTGAGGTCAGACGATGTAATTGTCGTCGCGGCCCCGGTAATGGTGGCTTGTTTACTATTAATCTGCGTTTGAATAGCGGAAGTGACGCCATCCAGGTAGCTGAATTCCGTATTACTGACAAGCCCGCCCCCAATTTTGCTGGCGTCAATAGCGGCTGTACTACTCACATCGGCATTCACGATGCTGTTAGACAAGGCTAATTTACTGTAGGCAATAGCCGCACTTGCGTTGATATCATTGTTAACGATATCGCCACTCGATACCAGGACAGCGTTCCCGTCTTTAGCAGGTAGCTGAATGTCTCGAGCTGCTGTGTACGTTGTCGATTGATTGGGACGAAGTGTGACCTCATAAGTATCCTTGCGGAATACAGCGGATACCAACTCTTTGATACTTCCAAATAACTTCATGATTTCGCTACCTTTCTGTGGGATTGCTGCCCCGGTTATACTAGCCGCCCGTCATGGGCGACTCGTTGTCTATCGGCAAGTCGCCGACAGAACTTTACACTTATCTTACCCAGTACAATAATCGCCACTGTCCGGCAACTATACCATCCGGTAACGTAAGGGTAAAGGAGTTGTTTCCACTGCCCCAAGTTACGTTATCGATAATAATCTTTTCCCCGGTAGCCAGGTCGAAAAGTGTCCACTCGACATCTTTACTGCCGTAGCCGTGGGTGATGGTAAACGAGTTGCCCCCCATCCAAGTAGCCTTACCGAGGCCGGAGGAACGGACAGCATACGACTTGAGGAGACCTAATGAAGGTGCCTTAGTTTGGTCCTCATCGTCAACGTTGACGGTAACCGATGCCGACTTAGCTCTGGCGGCAGTGAAGTACTGATTACTACCTTCAGACAAATTAGTGGTGGACTTTGCTGCGAGAGCAGAATCAAACCTGGCTGATGTGTAATATTGGTTACTACCCTCGCTGACATCGGAGGTAGAAAGGGAGACGTTACCACTTTGCCCGTTGACGGAAGTAACAGCGCCACCAGCAGTGACTTCTTTCCAATCTCCCACTACCGTGGGGTCCCCAGCTAGTATGTAACTCTTACCACTATCGGTCCGAATGGCGACATCGCCTTCTTCAGCCGAGAGGGCGAGCATAGCAGCTTGACTGTTGACCACCGAGGTTGACGTGATAGCTAAAGAGGGGAGTTGGGAAGTTGGTAGCTTACCGCTGCTATCCAAAGAGGCGAGGCCGGAGGCTACACCTTTCACGGCGGCAATACCTGCCGATACCCTACTATCCGCATCACTATTGGTATAGGCATCAGGAATGGAGAGAGTGACGTCGCCGCTTTGTCCATTCACAGACGTGACGCCACCAGCTGCTACAGTACTCCACTCTAGGGAGCCACTGTTAAGACTGAGGTATTTTCCGTTATTATTGGTATAACTGGGTAGTAGGCTGCCTGACAGGCTTCCTGTCAGGGCGGAAACGTTAACTTTACCAGCAGTAGAAATGGTGGCCAGTTTCGAGTCGGGAATGTTGGCATCGCTAGCCAAGTCACTTCCTTTGATACTGCCCGAGAGGAGGAGTGAAGAGTAGCCAATATTACTTAGTAAGTTACTGCTACCGCTAATTGACTTGTTGGTGAGGGTATTGAGGGAATCTTCCGTAACAAGGCTGCCGGCACCGCCTGATACTGTAAAACTACTGGCGAAAAACTTGAC